ATGAAAATTTCCGTTCGCTTCCGACTTCGCCAGAAAGGGGCGGGTAAGAAGAAAGTACAACCCATAGAGGCCGTTTGCAGTCTTTCGGAAAAGCAGCCCATAGAAGGCAAGCTAAAAACGATTACCAAAGAATTTAAAGTGTCCACCGGGCTAAGTACCTGCCTTGCCGATTGGGACGTAAAAAACCAGATGCCCAAGCCTGCCGCCCCTGGCGGGGGCATGCTCTACAACCAACTGCAAGACATCAAAGAGGAAATTAGCCAGATTGCCGCCCTACTGCCGGGCAATTACCCGCTAACCGCCGAAGGCTATAGAACCGCCAGCGAAGACCGGGCCAAGCAGGCCGAAGCCGTCGAAATCTCGGAAAAGGTGCAGAATAGTATTTTCACTGCATTACAGCGTTTTATAGACGAGAAAAAGAGTTTTCTAGCTGAGAATACCATTAAGACATACAAGACCCTACAGCGGCTTTTACTGGCCTATTCGGCCCAAGTTGCCCCCGTGGACTTTGCCGACATTGACGCCGCGTTTTACAATCGGTTTTTAAAGTTCTTGTATGACAAGGGACTACGCGACGAGGCCACCTATAAAAACGTCGCCATACTGAAAACCTTTTTAAGTTTCGCCACCGATTACAATTACCCGGTAAATCCGGTTTACCGTAAATTCGAGGTCAAGCGCAAAAACAAGCACGAAAACGTAGTATTAACCGCTGCCGAACTGGAACGGTTTTACAATTACGATTTTTCCACCCGGCCCGAATTGGGCAAAGTACGGGATATGTTTTGTTTTGCCGTCTTTACCTGCCAGCGGTATAGTGACATAGTGGCATTTAACAAAAAGGATTTGGTAGTAGTAAACGGGGTTACTGTCTGGCAGTTTGAAACGGTAAAAACGGGCTCAAAACGAGAAAGCGTAATCGTGCCATTTTCCGGCTTTTGTGCCGGGGCCGTGCCCATTCTGGAAAAGTATAATTACAAAATACCCACTATGACCAAGCAGGTATTTAACCGCCAGCTAAAGAAGGCCGCCGCCCTGGCCGGAATCAATAGCCCGCAAAAAATAAACCGTTACGCGGCAAGCAAAAAAATAGTATTGGAAAAGCCCAAGTATCAGTTTATTTCTTCCCATACCGCCCGCAGATCAGGCATAACGCTTTTGTTAGAAAAGGGCGTACCCGTGGCCCTGTTACGCAAGATTACCGGGCACGCCGACTATAAGACCCTGTTAAAATACGACAATACCGGAACTACGGCGGTTATTAGTTCGCTGGCCGCTTTAGGATAGGACATAAAAAAGCCCGGTTATTAACCGGGCTTACTTTTTGGTTTTTAATTGGGCGTCTGTCTGTCCAATAGGGAGCGCAAAAGCTGGATTTCGTTTTCTTTGGATTCAAGCAATTGTTTTTGCAATTGTACTTTTTCTTCCAGTGCCTTAACTTTTTCGCTTTCCTCTGTAGCCGTGGCCGTCGCTTTCTGGCTTACGCCCTTTCGTTCGCCGCCGCCTTCAAAACTCAGGCCCGGGGCGGTAAACATCTGGCCTTTTCCTAAAACTATATAGTCTAGTGAAATTTGCGGGAATCTATCTTTTGCCCGCTTTAGAATCTCATTGCTAACCCCGTTGCGCCCGTTGATGATGTTGTAAATAACCGTTGGCGATGTGCCTATTTCGTCGGCAAACTGTTTCGGGTTATCGCTAATGGCCTGTATTACCTTGTGTAATCGTCTTTCGACTTCGGATTTATATTTGTCTGTTAATAAGCTGGCGGCGGTTTCGTCGTGTACCTCGGCGGGCAGGGGTTTGTAATCAATTTGCGGTTTTTTGATCGGCTTTTTCATTTTTAAATAGCTTGTATCTGGTGAGAACGTGAAAAGGTTAAAAAAGTCCTTGTAAGCTGGTATATCAAACTTTCTAACGAAAATAAAAATTTTGGTATAGTTTTTCAATATTTGATACGATTAATTTTAAGAAAAGTTACACTTTAAAGACAATAGGGGCTTATTTGGACTACTCCGATGTAGGTACAAATATTTTTTGTATAACATTTGCTTGCTTTATATATAACATTTGTAATACATTTGTAATACAATGTTCTACGAAAAAATACTAAAAAATTATGCCTACCCCGAAAAGCCCCGAAATAACCACAACAGACGAAAAAATAACATACTTGATGCATCAAGTACACGAACTAACTTCTATCCTTCGTGAAATTTTGACCCAAAAAGTAAACACGCCTATGCAAAATTATTTAAAAAATAATGATGCCGGGCTAGAAACAGAGGGGTTAAACGAATTTATAGACATTAACGAGGCAATGCGGGTTTTGCAGGTCGCCAGCCGTCAGCAGGTGTACAATATTGTCAACTCCGGGGCTATCAGCAAGGGCCGCAACGGTAAAAAATCCTACTTCCGGCGTAGTGAATGTATAGCGTATGTGCAAAAGAGTATGATTTTTTTTAAAAAATAGTATAGCAGATGTTTGATAGTATATATTTTTGTATTACATTTGTACTATAATCATTCACCAATCCAATTAAAAATCAATATGAATCTAGTAAATGTTAATTCCGCTGGCACAATCGCCAACCCCGTAGCAGAAAGAAATACTATTTTTTACGCTGACGGCAAAAGAGTAATGAAAACATGCCGCCGTATGGCCGCTTGTGACACGGCCATGAGAATAGCGGTAAATAAAAATGCCTCTGTACTCATAGCGATTACCGAATTTACCGACGGCAGCGTTAAGGTTTTCCACTATACCGACCTTATGAACCAACGCAAGGCCGCAGCAAAAGCCCTTATCATTCCCCCGATGGATTCTTTATAGAATCCGCTTTTTAGTCTCTCACTTTTGTAATGTACATTACAATGACGCCCGAACAAATCGAAGACTATTGGCATGAGGTGTACGCCTCTGCCGAATACGCCGAATACGTAGCCCGTGAAAACCAAATGCAGCTAGAACACCATTTGCAGGAAATCCGGGAAACGGAAGAAATCGAAAACCGTTTTTTGCGCTGGCAGCAAGCCCAAGACGAACTAAGCCAGTTAGGGGCCATTGTCGCCCAAATTAACCAGTCGGAAAGTATCTTTTTTGTAACCAATTAATTTGTAACCAATTAAAAATCAAACACATGACTAAAATTAAGAAAGAAACCGAAGAAACCCCGGCTACAGATAGCCGGGCACTTTCTGCCCCAATGATTTATTCGCGTATTCCGGCTATTATGGCCGAAGTAGAAGCCATTGAAAAAGGCCGTAGAAATGCCGCGCAGGGGTACAGTTTTCGCGGCATTGATGATATGTACAACGCTTTGCACCCGCTTTTTGCCAAGCATCAAGTATTTATTACCAAAGCCGTACTAAGCGAAACCCGCACCGAAAGAACCAATAAAAACGGGGCGGTTATGTTTTGCGTTGTGCTGAAAGTCCGGTTTACCTACTTTGCCCCCGACGGGTCAAGTATCATAGATGAAACCGTAGGCGAAGGCATGGATTCGGGCGACAAGGCCACAAATAAAGCCCTTTCGGCGGCTTTTAAATACAGTGTTATGCAGCTTTTAATGATTCCGACCGAAGAAGAAAAGGACAGCGAAGTACATACGCCCGAGATCGTAGCCCAACCGCAACACCGCCAGCAGTCGCAAAACCGCCCGGCTCAACAGCCAGCCAAGCCCCAACAAGCCCAACAGCCCCAACAGCAAACGCCGCCGCCAGCCCCGGCCCCCGTGCTGGATTCAGAACATAAAGAGTACGTAGAAACCATTAAGGCCGTTTGCACCGAAGCCAAGCAAAACGACTGCATCCCGGCCAATTTGCGGGCCGAAATAAAAGAACGTTGGGGCCAGATAACGGCCAGCAAGCAAGCGGCCATAGCTTATTTACAGGCCGTCAATGAAGCAAAAGAGGAATGGCTAAGTAAGCAGCTAGAAGAAACCCCGGCGTAGCATGACCGATTTAATACCTTTTCAGGGGGCGGGCAAGGCCCAAACCCTGAAAAAGAAAAAAGACATAGAGGCCGCCGCCCTGGCCTTTGCTGCCGATAGCTTAGAAACAAACGATTCGCTTACGCTGGCCCTGTATTTAAAGCGGCTGGAATTGTTTGTAAAGACCGTTGCCGGGCAGCTAAAGCAAAAGGCCGTAGAAATGGCCCGGCTGCAAGGCCCCGAAGGCAAAGACTTTTATTTTGACGGGGCTAAAATCCGCGTATGTGAAACCGGGGCAAGCTGGGACTATCAGAAAGACCCGATTCTTTTAGACCTGGAAGAAAAAGTAAAAGATCGTAAAAAGTTTCTGCAATCAGTCAAGCCCGAACAGCATTTAGAGGAAGCAAACCCGGTAACGGGCGAAATGTACAGGGTAAAACCCGCCATTAAGAAAGCCGAAACGGGAATCACTATAACGCTGTAAATCAGTCGGTTAAAAATCGGCCGTAAAACATCTGCTATATTTTTTTAAAGAAATATATAGCAGATGTTGCATTATATAGTATTTTGTATTACATTTGTACTATAATCATTCACCAATTAAGAATCAAAGCAATGAAAAACAGCCCGTTACAATCTTCCGCCCCCGTTGGCCCCGTGGCCGTAACCCCTGCCCCCGTTATCGAATACCGCATAGGCCACTACGGCGACTACATCGTTTACAGCAATCAACTATTTGAAGGCCGGGGCGTCAAACTTTGGGGCGACGGTTCAAGCCATGCCCGCGGCCTTAGATGTTACCGCATGAGTGAAGCGGCTTTTAAAAAGCACGTAGAGCCCCGGCAGCCTACGTACACCGGGCCGGAATACGACTAACCCGGCCCCCTTCTTTCTCAATCAATTTCTAACAATACCCAATTAAAAATCAGATGAAAAAAATTAGCATTATCGGCAACGTCGGAACCATTGACGAACGGGCCACTAAAGAGGGTGAATCTTTTGTAAACTTTTCCGTAGCGGTAAACACCAAAGAACGCGGCCAGCAGGTAACCGACTGGTTTAATTGTACCGCATTCGGGAAAAACGCCGAAACGTTCTTAAAATACATGAACAAAGGCGGTAAAGTCTACGTTTGCGGCGTTCCATCGCTTCGCACCTATACCACCCGCGAAGGCAAGCAGGGGGCCAGCCTGGAAATAAGAGTTACCGAATTTACCATGCTCAACACACAGGGCGACCCGGGAGCCTACCGCCCGGCAAATGATGCGGATAACATACCCTTGCCGCCAGCGGGCGAAGGCGACGACGATTTACCATTTTAACCCCTTGCAGCCATGAAAGATAAAATTTGCCCCTTCCGATTGTCTGAATCGGATATGGAAAACTTAGAAAAGATCGAAAAGGCCACCAAATTAACCCGTAGTCAAGCACTACGGGCGGCCCTTGCCCTGACGGCGCAATACGCAAACATAATACCGCCGGAAATTATAGATAGCCAGTTGCCCAAAACCCCGAGACACCGCAAAAAAGCCCTTGCCAGATGAAACAAGTAATAACGGTAAACCAGCGCACAATAGTAGAATTAAAGTATCCGCTTGACTTGGTAGATTGTGCAATCATTGATTTTCTGACCGAATACACCCACGCCGGACGCCCGGCAAAGAAACTGCTAGAAAATACGGTTTACTATTCGGTTAGCTGGGACGAAATTGTAACAAACCTGCCCCTTATCGGAATACAAACCCGAAACGGGATACAGAAACGGTTAAAAGGGCTTTGCGACCTGAAAATATTACAGATGCACCCGGATAACCAGCAAACGGCAAGCAGCTTTTACGCTTTTGGTGAGAATTACGAGAAACTATTTTTCATACAAGCCCCTGCCGAAGTGCAAAAGCCTGCCGACGTTTACCCGTTTGAGGATTTTTGGAACGATTACGACCGCAAAGAAGGCAAGAAACCCGCCGCCGCCGCCATTTGGGCCAAGCTAAAGCCGGAAATCAAACTATCTATAAAAGCCAATATAAAAGCCTATGTAGATACGTTTCCGCCAGATCGGAAGTTTGCCCAACCTTACCCGACGACGTTTTTAAACGGCAGATATTGGGAAAACGACAGCTTTTTAAATCCAGTTAAAAATCAAAGACCTGTAAAAGATGCAACGCCTAGAATCGACATTAGCAAAAACACAGCCGGGCCGGGTAGTTTCGCCTAAGCCCGACGCCGAGGCCACGGCCAGCGAAATAAGCATTCTAACGCCCGAAGAACGCGCCCAAGTGGTAAAGCGGGCCAGAATGTTCGCCGGGCGTGAATTAACCGCGCAGGAACGTTTAAAAGCCTGTTTAGACGCCGCCCGCCTCAAAGCCGGATTACAGAAGGCAAACAGCTATTTGCACAGCATTGCGGAGGCCAAAGAAGAAAAGCCCCTTTCGCCCCGTGAAATGTGGCTAAAAGCCTGCAAGAAAGCACAGGATTTATACGCAGATGGCACGCTAAGGAATCAATTTGTAGTAGACAGTCAAGTGCATGAAATCTTCCGGCTGTTTTGTTGCTACTTCACTAATTCGCCCCTATGGCAGAAAGAAGGATTTAACCCGGCGGGCAATATTATGTTATACGGCGAAAAGGGAACGGGCAAGAGTAGTTTAATTAAGCTATTCGGCGACAATGCAGAAAAGCCCTATAAGGTTGTAACGTGCGAAGAAATCGCCCTCGAATACGAGAAAGACCCCGCCGAAACCGTTAAAAAATACGGCACTTGGGGCCGTTCGCTGGTTCATAAAGATAAAAAATTCGCTTGGTTCTTTGACGACTTGGGGGCCGAACCTAAAGAACTGGCCTATAAAATGCAAAACGACAGCATGCAGCGGATTTTTAAGAGCCTCTACGAAAAGAACATACCTTTTCACTTTACAACCAACCTAACCGCCCCGCAGGTAATCCAGCACCTAAACGACGAACGATTAGGCGACCGCATGAAAGAGACAATAAATGTACTTTGGCTTGGGGGTGCATCCCGGCGCAAAATCTGGAAGGCTGAATAACATTTTTAGGATACTTTTAAACATCTGCTATATTTTTTTGTAAAAATGTATAGCAGATGTTTGCATTTATGTATTTTTGTATTACATTTGTTCTACAATGAAGCAGCAAGCACAAAAGAAGTCCGAAGCGGCCAGAATAGCCCGCCTACTCCCTGAGCCGCCGGATAAGAACAAGAAAGCAACCTTGCACGCGGCCTCGTATTGCCTGTTTTGTTTAAAGAAAAAGCTAGTGCAGGTTTTAGAAGGCGTAGGCCGCCCAAATGCCGCCAATGCTTGCGGCCAAGACATAGCCGACGTATGGGACAGGCAAACGGTTTTAAGAATCGGCAGCAAATACAGCATTAAGTTTTATTAAATCAGTCTTACTAACTCATTTTTTAACCAATTAAAAATCAAAGCAATGAATTTCAGCACATTACGCCGCTATTTGGTAGAAATCCGCAACAAGTTTCTGACGTTTAACATTTCTGCCCGCAAAACAAAAAAATACGTAGGCTTTTACTGTACTAGCCTGCATTCGTTACGGTTTTATTCTATAGGTCTGGGCTACATTGCCGTAGTTGCCTACTCTACCCGCCGCCCAAAACACCGGGTAACGACAAACCGGGTACTAGCTGCCGACGCTTTGGGCAAACTGGCCGTGTTTTCGCTTTTGTTCCTGAGCCTGTTACAGCCCCTACAAGCCACCACAGCGGGGCACATGCCCCCGACAAAAGGGGCGTTTACCCGTCAGCAGGCCCAAGCGTTAAGCACCCCTACGCTGCAAGCCTATTTACGCAATGCCTTGTTTGTGATCGGATACCCAAGCCAAGACAAAGCCGCCGACGCTATCCGCCGGGCCGATATGGGAGGCACGTACAACGCCTCAGAACTTCGCGCCCTGGCTGCCCGTGACCGCGCCAGAATCATTATTGCAGAATTAAACGCCCGCCGTACAAATGGAAACACTAACGCCACAGCAGGAAGCGGTACTACTGAAATTAACCGCACTGCCGCCGGGTTTTAATGTAGTTTGCTACAAGACCCCCGAAGGCCATAAAGCCGCCCGTTTACGCAATAGCGCAGTTTTGCCCGACTTTAATTTTGATTTTAAAGTATTCAAATCCTTAGTACGCAAAGGCTATTTAAAACGGGATGAAAAGGTAAGCCGCTGGTTTGTACTCACTGGCAAAAAGGTTTACCCGACTGCCCGACGCCTGCCGCCCGTAGGATTGAAGCCCCGAAGGAAAGTAACCAGATTAGAAACCAGCTTAACACTATTTACATGAGAATGACCGCACAAACGCCCCTTTACATGCGTAAAACCATCGGCAGCACATCTATAAGCAATTACCGCCGCCAGCTAACCAACTACGCCGCGCAGGTATCGGAATACTCAGAACGCATTTTAGAGATAAAAGCCCATTTAACGAAGGAAACAAACCCGCTGTTAATTGAGCATTTAGGCCGCAAGATGCACGAACACATAAAGACCCGGCACGAAATACGGCAATTGATTAAGAACCTACGGGCCGTGCATGAGGCCAGATTTGAAAAGAAATAGAATAAAAACAAGAAAGCCCGGACGCAAACCCCGGGCTTTTTCTTTTGAGTGCTGTACTATTCTTATAAACCGCTATTCTACGCCCTTGTAAACGCGAATATCCGGCGTAACTTCCAGCGTTTGCGGCTGTTCCTCTGTAGGCGGCGTTTCCTGCCCCTTGCTTATCGAATAGGTTCTTTCCATTACGTACAAGTTCCGGGCGTTTTCATCCATAGAGGCCCCAAGCCGCTTTAATGGCTCAAAGCTGGCCCCGGAAAGGTTATGTATAAGCAAGTCTACTTTCTTTGCCAGATCGAAAGGCCCTAACTTATCCCGGCGTAAATCATTGGAGACTACCCGAAGCAATACCGTACCCGAAAATGAAGTATCTGTAAATAGTATGTCTTGAAAGGAAACAAAAACCGCCGGGCACTTAAAGGGTAAATCCAGCGAACCGCCCGCGTTATCCTGTGTTTCTATCTGGCCGTAATATAAATCTACGTGTTTAATGAAGCCCGAAACCAGTAATTTAGTTTCTATTGCGCTATAGATTGCATCCATTGCATTAAAAGGGGTTAGAATGATAAAAGACCTTACGCGGCCAATGCTTCGCGTATAAATCGTTGTATGACTTTATTAATGCGTTTGTTTAGCCGGGTAGAATTTCCCATAAACTTACGCTTTGGCATTTTGCCTAATCCTTCGTTGTGAATTGCCGCGTATTTGACATCTGACAGAATCAGAATCTTTTCAAAACTGGCCTGCCTTAGCCGGATGGAACGCCGAAGCCTTCCCGTTTTTACCAGAATTGCCCGCCCGGGGTCTTTCTTGTCTTTCCTACGTTTCCACGGGTCGGAATTGTCAGAATAAAATCTTTGCTGCCGGAAAGATTCTTTAAACGCATTTACTGCCGAACTGCCGACCGCTTGGGGCAATTGGCTTTTTGCTTTGGCGAACTTGGCCGCCAGATTAAGACTGAATTTGTTTTTCACTTTGTACCATGTACTTTGAAAATTTGAAAAAAGTATAACATTTGTTTGTTTGCTATATTTTTTGTATTACATTTGTACTACGATGTTTCACCAATTAAAAATCAGATAAACCCATGAACGCAACACAAGTAAACGCCTTAGCCGAAACAATCCCTACACGGTCAGAATTGCAGGCTTTTTGCCAGTATCTACAAGAATCTACCGAAAGAAGCCGCCAAACCTGGGCCGAAGCAATGCAAATTACTGACCCGCTGGAAAGGCTAAAGTTTGTAGTAGCCAATGGCAACAAATTCCGGCTTTAAGTATAGCAAATGTGTAAATGATATACACGGGGGCAAGATAAGCCCCCTTACTTAATTTTCCAATTAAAACAAAGTATTTCGCACAAAAAAAAGCCGAAGCAAAGCCCCGGCCCTTTCCCAATTAAAAATCAAGTTACAAATATAAACACTAAGCCATGAAAAAGCAATTTAAGTACTTTATCAGTTTTACCGTTACCAATATGCACGGGCATACTATACACTGCAATACGACAGTAAAAACCACGGCCCGTATTTGCACACTGGCCCGCGTTGCCAAGTTGCACGACTTCTTACGCCGCCGAATGGCTGCAAAGGGATTCATTAACCCGATTGTAGGCAACTTTAAACTACTACAGGTAATTACCCTGCCCGTTTCCTTGCACCCCGGCGGATTTCTGCCCCGGCGGCAAGTGTGATAAAAACGGATGCGTTACAGATCAAAAGCCCGAAGAAACCAAAAGCCCCGCCCTGGTCGCTGCCCCTACATCTTGGGGCTACAAGGTAGACGCCCGTTTATCAGATGGCAGCTTTTTAAACCTACGCATTTACGGCGACAGAATAGAGGTACGCGGCGAATACCCGTTACTTACTGCCCCGGTATCAGATAACGCGCTAACGCTTCGCCAGTCTAAAAGACAATGGAAATAATTGTAATGTACACTACAAAAACGCCGGGTTAATCGCCCGGCTTTCTCATTATGCCCGAAGTAATGATTTTATTAAACAAGCCCTTTTTTATATCAGATGCGTATTTAGTGGATTGTTTCGGGTTTCTGCCCGCCAATGGCCTACAAGAGCAATACACCCAAGACGGCAACCCATTTTTTGCCCGTGGTAGCTGGATTTACCGGGTAAGCGTAACCATTGACCAAGTGCCCAAAGATTCAAAGATAAGGGGGCAAATTATCGCCGAAATGTTAAAATCAACCAAGTGTAAACACATGCTACCCAATGAATGCAGAAATAAACCTGTTTAACGAACCCATACAGGCCAGCCAAAAGGCCCGGGCTAAAACACTGGCCGAAAAGACACACAGCGGCTTAATAGCCTTGTACGGCAAGATAGAGGGCAAAGCCTGCCGCCAGTGTCAGAACTGCCAGAAAAAGCACTATTACGCCAAAGCCTACGTATGCGGCCTAATGAAGCGGCAGACTGGCCCGGGCACTGACTGGCGGGTAAAATGGCCCGCGTGTGGCAAGTTTCAAGAAAGGGGGCACAATGGGAAAGCGTAACCGCCTATTGTATCCCAAGCGGCCCAAACCGCCGCCAAGATCGCAAACCCGCATAGTAGCCCCCGAGGCTTGGTGCAATGACTTCTTAAAAGAATTTGACCGATTTTTTAACATTAAAGAATTTACCGAGATATGAGAAGAATAACAGTAAAGAAACTCTTTAGAATGCCCCGTAAAGCAAAGAAAGTGTTTATAGGTGAAAGAGGCCGCCAGCACTACAGAAATAGCCTAGAATTGGCCGTAAGGCGTCAGGAATTAGATTTACTAATCAGTAAGAAGAACGAAGCCCAATTATACGCCGCCGCCCGAGGCAGTAAGGCCGACGCGGCTAGAAATGCGGTACTAATCCCGATGCTACGCCAGATCAAGCCCGACAAGATACTAAATAAGGCCCGGGCCGAATGGTATAGCATACATGCCCGGCAAACGGTAAATCTGGAATGGTTAACGGCTATAGGCCAGCAAATCGACAACATACTAACCCAAACCCGGCAAGCCCCGGAATTTATCGTAATAAAGGGGCCAGAAATACCGCTGCACATGCGTATGGAAATGCGGGCAGACTTGCCATTAATAACCCCGCCGCCCATTCGATTTGACATATAAGCAATTTGACAAATAAGCAAAAAAGCCCGGTTATTAGCCGGGCTTTCTCTTTATCCTTGTAATTGTTCGTCGTCGTGGCCGTATCCAAAACAAACCGTTTCCCCTTCGTTTTCTGGCTCTGGCTGGCTGCCGCCTTCGGGCTCATACAGGCCCTCGCATTCGCCGCAAACAATGGAAAGCCCCGCTTTGCCCCAAACCTTATTCTTACACGGGCAGGTGTATTTTACCCGTTTGCCGCTTTTGCTCTTTTCTTTGTCGGATTCGCCGCCTTCGGATTCTTCGCCTTCGCTTTCTTCCGGGCTTGGGGCCTGCCCGGTAGTGGATTTTATAGGTAAGTCTACCGCCGCCGATTCTTCCAGTGCTTGAAAGGCTTTTTCAAATAGCCCGCCCTCAATCGGGTAATCTGCCATAGCCTGCCCGGTTTTCTTGCCCCCTGGCTGGCCCGTAGATGATGGCATGAGGCCGATTTCTTCCATTTTGGCGGCCCATTCCTTATTGTGATAGTTTGGCCGGGGCTTGGTCTTTCCTAGCGTTCTTTGCCAGTGGTGGGCCATTTCATGCACTAAAGTAGAGTGCCAGTATTTCGCCGTTTGCATCGCTTCGGGGTTTATCGAAATTTCGGGTATCATTTCCCCGTTTTCGGCCTGTTTCCAGCGGCCCCGGGCGTAATGTCCGGCAGATCGGGCGCAACGTTCAAACACAAACAGAACGGGCGTAAGTTCGCCGTTGAATAGCTGGCGATTGTAGTAATCAAACAGGTTTTGCATAAATGCGTACTGCTCATTAGTAAAGGCGGGTACGGCTTTGACTTGCTTTTTCATGGTTCTTTGATTTTTAATTGGGTGAATGGCATTGCATAAAATTGTAATGCACATTACAAATATAGCAGATGTTATAATATAATACAAATGTTATACAAAATATTTTTTACCTATTGCTGATTTACAGGCACTTAGGAGATATTTATAAATTAATTATAACAAATGCTTGACTTATATAGTACGTTTGTATTACATTTGTAACATAATCATTCACCAATTAAAAATCATAACCATGACAGCACAGCAATTAGGCCGCCCATTGACTAGCTTAGAAAAAACGCTAATGTCCGTAGCTGGGTGTTACATCGAAATCACCTATAGAAGTACTACCGAATTTACCTTTTCCTACGAAGGCCCTTCTAGGCGGCCTATGGTTAAGCTGATTAAGTTCTTTAATGAGGGGTCAATATGCGGGGCCAATAAAATGATATTTGATGCTAAAGATTCGGGCTACGATAAAGAATGCGACCTTACTTGTTTATACTATTCAGTGCAAAAAAAATAGCCGGATAACCCCGGCTTTTCTCCTATCCTTTCACCAATTAAAAATCATCCTATGACTATCACAAGAGAAGTAAACGACCTGATTTCACACATTACCGATTGTGCCCAAATGTCAGACGCCGAACGGCTTAAAATGGATATTGCCGACTTAGCCAGCGAAGCAAAGGTAACGTTTCACACAGAGGAAGACCGGGCGCGTTTTTTGGAATTGCTTGACTGTGAATCATTCCAAGCAGTAACCCCGGGCAAGGGCAATAAATATTTATTCGTTTCAATCTTATTTTAAACGGCCATGACTACTAAAAAATACGCACTTGATTTAGTTAATAGCGGATACGGCGCAAAATTGCAAGCCCTTACCCAATATGTAAAAGCACACGGCGGCAGCATGACGGTAAAAACAATGAAGGATTACCACAGTTTTTCCATTCTGAAAGTAAAGCTACCCGCCGAACTACTGCCCGCATTTGAAAGCCTTTGGCGAAGCAAAGAATTTTAGCCCAAGCGGCCCGGCCCTAAACCGGGCTTTTTTATTGCCTATTATATAGCAGATGTTATAATTTTATTTTGCTTATTATCAGGCAGTTATAAAATATTTGCAAAATAATGTATAACAAATGTTGCATTGTATGTACAATTGTATTACATTTGTACTATAATCATTCACCAATAAACAATAAACGTTATGTCAGCGCAAACAGTAGATCAGATCAAAATAGGCACTCGGCTTGTAAATTCTTACCAAACCCTTATAGTAACCGAATTGAAAAAGAAGTATTGCAAAGGGTATGTAGAACACAAGGGCGTAAAGCATGAGGCATTTTTTAACTACGCCGACTTACAAAACCCACATTACCCGGTAACTATCGTAAATGACTAACGGGGCCGCGTGCCCCTCTTTTCTCAAAATTCGTATATTCACCGAAAAAACCGAAAACATGGACGTAATTATAAATACCCCCGTAAGTGACCTACAAGGCAAAGTAAAAAAGATTGTAGCCCATTTGTTAGACACTGCCGAAATAAGCGAAGCCGCCCGCCTTAGAATCGAAATTTCGGAGTATGGCAATGAAGCAAAGGCATACTTTTGCACAGAGCAAGAAAAAGAAACCTTTTTAGCCTACCTGAGCGGCGATTTATTCGACACAATAACCCCGGGCACGGGCAACATTTACGAAACTGTAGTATTAACCTTTTAGTAGTTTTTCACTTAACCCAATTAAAAATCATGGAAAATCTAAAACAATGGTCAGAGGTTCAAATTAACAACTTTTTGCCCTTAGACAAGTCTAATAGTAAGTTTTTAAAGTTTCAAGTTCTGCCCCGCTTTGTTAAGGACGTAGAAAAGCCAGTCGAACAAATGACACTAAAGCCCCTTTCGCCCCCTGTAGATCGCTATTTATACACGCAGGTAATACGAACAGTTGAGGCGGTTACAATCGTAGAAACTGACTTTACCACGGGCACAATGAAGCAAATTAACTTAACAGTAGCCCAAATACGACAAATAGCGGAAATAATTGACGGGATACACGATTTTACGGCCTATGCCTGCCCCGATTTTCACCACTGACCCCAAACAAAAGAGCCCGGCTAATAACCGGGCTCTTTGCGTATAGTTCTAAACGAAATAATGCTATTGCTGAATGCTCAATTTATCGGCCTTCCAATTCTCATTTGCCAGCGGGTCGCCCCCTAAGTACTGCATAACCACAGTGTATTTGTTTCTAACCGTGGCCCCAAAGCTGTTTTGGCTATCTACATACGATTTTACTAAATAGTATCCTTCCGCATAGTTGTTTACGCTTTCTGCCAGTAGGGGAAATTCTGCCGTAGACGGGCTTTTTAGCTGGTCTTTTACCGCATACTGAGAAACGATATAGGCCCCGCTTTCGATTTCTTGGGCCTTTGCCTGGGCTTGCTCTGCCTGGGCCGCCTCGGCCTGCCGTACATCGTTTACGGGCTTTTGGGGCTTGCCGGATGAAACAAAGCTGTTTACTACTGCCCCCAACAGGATAAGAGCAAAAACAGCGGCTAGGAAAGTAAGGGCCTTTTTGTTGGCGGGCTTGGGCGTCTGTGTTTGTTGCATAGAGATACTATTTTGAAAGATACTATTTTTGTCGTTTTCGCAAACAAACAAAAACCGGGCCGCTTTTCCAAACGTGCCCGGCCCAAGTAACCCCCTTACGTGTACTTACATTTGCAGCAAACCCCGCCGAAAGTCGTTTATCTGGCTTTCTGGCACTAAATGCACGTTTACTATTTTTTCATCCTGCCCGGCCTGTATCTGGCTTTCTACGACCAAAGCGACAAACCGCCCGCCTTCCCGGTAAAACTTGATATACCGCTGCAAATAGCCGTCTTTGGTCTTAACCGCCCAAACTTCCGCCGGATGGCTTACCGCGTCGGTCAGATAATCCAGATACGGCCCCGCCGGGCTTTGGGCTACTTGTTTAAAGTCCCATAGGTGAAACAGAACGGGCAAGCCAAACACGGTGTTTTGTGTCCAAACGTCGCCGCCCCGTGGACTTGACGCGGCGAAGCGGTTAAAAATGGCTAGATTTCTTTCATAAGCCCGGCTAGTTTGCACTATCTCGGGTAAGGACAGGTATTTTATAGCCGCTAGGTCGTCGGCCCCGTAAAAGTCATTTAAAAGCGTTTTCTCGTTAAATCGTGAAATATACATTTCATTTTCTAAAAAGATCGTTTCCAGCCTGCCCCGGTTTACGTGGAAACGGTTACGCCGCATATAGTCGTATTCGCTTTCCCCTGCCCTGCCCCCTGGCATGGATTGCAAAAGCTGGGTAAGGTCTTGTTTGCTCATTATCCGGCCCCGCTGGGCCTCGGCTTCCGTGGCCCTTTCCAGATCACAGCGGCACTTCCAGCCGTTCGGCGGGTAGATTGTATCTAATTCGGGGCTACCAATAAGAAAAAACAAACCATCTATAGCCGCATGCGGGGGCCTTACCCGGCTATCTCCTACGGTTCTGTACTTTACGTATGGGAAAATAGCTTTTGTATCTTGCAAATCCAGCCATAAACCGCCCATTTGCCCGGCAGCTACCGCAAATTCATATTCTGTCTGCAAGTGCTGGCCGTTGTATTGCAGGCCCAATTTGTCCACGGCCTTTTTGAAGTCGTCAAAATACAGGTGCTTGTTTTTAAGCTGGTTAAACTGCTTTGCCGCCGCTACGGTTTTGGCTGCCGAAAACCGGGCAATGTTTAGGCGGTACATGGTTAAAAACCGCGGGTCGGGGCGGTCGTATGTCATTTGCGTAATCTGCCGCTTTTTGCTGAATCCATCAATTACGCCATTGTAAAGCCTAGAATACAACATTTGATATAATGCCCCCGCCGGGTTTTTGCCTTTGGGACTGAATACCCAAGCGGCCAGCCTGTTAAAACCTTGCTCTATTTCGCTAAAAATGGCATTTCTTGCCTCAATCTCTGCCGCGCTGGCCTCAATGTGGCCGCACTGGCAAGTATAGTTTATTTGTCTCATTGTATAGCATTTGTTTGTTTTTATATAGCAAAGTTACTATTTTTAGGGCGTAAAACAACTTAACGCCATGAATAAAAAAGAATATCCAACCCCGCCCAACGGTCATAGCTGGGCCTCTATTGTAGATGAATTTCAAAAGACATTTGAACGCTACAGCGTGCCCGAATGGCAACAGGTAGATTACAAGCTGAGATACCCGGTATTGTCGCCCGTTTACATTACACGGAAACCACGGAACGCCCCCGCCGGGAACGAGGTTTTAGAAATAATTGTAGTTACGTACTTTGATGCTTTGCGGCTGGCCCATAAAGAAAGTACGGCCCCGGTGGATTCTGAGGAATTAGGCATAAGTAAATATCAATCCTGGCTACAGTTGTATTACAATGAATTTGACCAAAGGGGCGCGGATAGGGTTACGCATATTGACCATCACAAGGGCAAGGCCCGAACATATACCCGTAACCAAGTCGCCCGGCAGATTGTAGACGAAATTGTAATGCACATTACAAAAACGCCTATTTTGAACCTGTTTTACATTTACAAGGTATTCGGCAAGTGTGACCCGGTAGAATTTGATTTTGATTTTAGGGGCGTAGAGTCATTGCAGGAGTTTTACAAACGGTTTTTACACATTCACACAGGAAAATAAAAAAGGCCCGGCTAGTAACCGGGCTTTTGTTTTATTGCTCTACCGGGGCGGCCTGTTTGCTGGCCTGCTCTTTGGCTTTGGCTACAACCTCAACGCCGAATTTTTCCTCTATTTCTTCTTCGGAAATGTCGTAATACTGCAATAGCAAGGCATACAGGTTTATTTTATCCTGTAGTGTCAATTCCCGGGTAACATGGTAGCAAAACCTATAGCCTTTAAGCGGATAGCCTAAGTTTATCAGCTTGGGTATTAGCTGGGTGTTTACAATGGTTTCAATCATTAGCATATCAGCCGTCAAAATGAGCTGTAGTACGTCCTGGTGTACCTCGGCTTGTGAACGGCTGGAACCGTCGGCCATTGTCATAGTTTGCCCTAGAATCAGCTTAGAAATGCCTTTTTCGCACCGTTCGGCCAATTGATCGTAAATACGGTAAGCGTCGGAACTGGAAATATTTGACGCCGTTAATTCGTCGGAATAGTCGGTAATTGCCATACGGCCCCGGCCCGCGCTGGCTAACTGGTTACGCAGGTTCGTTACTTTGGAAATGTCGCCTATATCGGTTTTGGCGTGCATGAACGGCAGGGCGAAGGTTTCGGCATGCTCTACCCAAGCGGCCATAGCATAGCGTTTGTAAATCACGTTCGGGGCGGCTTTTAGCAGTAGGCCCCATTGTTGCGGCTTGAAACGGAAAATATACAAATCCTCAATTTCCGTACCTTCCCACGTTTCGCCATAGCGGGCCGTTTGGTAGGGTACTACTAATTTGCGTTGCGGAATGATGCACCGCCGTTCTAAGTTGATAATATCTTTTACCTGTTTGCCGTCAAATTGCAATTCAGTCAGGGTAAACCCGTGAAAGATACTATCCAGCATTGACGAAACCAGATCATAAAACCATTCGGTTTGCAAAAGGGCTTTCTTTTCATCACTGGCCGCCCCGGATGAATCCTGTAAAATCCAGTTGGCCGAAAGCGTCGGTAGTTTGCGGTTATTCTCAATGGCCGCGGTTAAATGTTCGTCTAACATTAAATACTCATACAAATCTACCAGCTTGTAAATAGTCGGGCTTGTAGGGTGTTCGGCGTAAATCCAAGCGTTTACCATATCCTGAATGGATTTACGGCCCCTATCCATGCGGATAACTTCTTTATGGATGATTTTAGATAGTTCTTGCGATTGCATTTTTGTGTAGGAGGGTGTAAATGATACATGAGCCCGCCGGGGGAAAATGGCAGGTAAGAAAAGGTAAGAAAGTTACTGTTTGAAGGGGCGGCGGTTAAAAATACCAATTCTGTTTTGGGTGTACAGAAATAAAGTGAAAATCGCCTTGCGTCTGTTCTTCCGGCGGCAGTATGGCCCCTTCTAGCCGGGTCTTTCCTTCTTTGGCTTTTTCCAGCCATTTAAGGGCGTTTTCGTAGGCAGTTATACGCACTTCGGGAATGTTGCGCGGCACTAGGCTTTTGTGTAGGTGATACAGGGCAATATCTACGCACATAGTCACTAGAAACTGATTGCGCGGATTGTCGGGCGTCCTATCTGCCTGGGCTGCAAATATCTTGCCGAAGTCATAAATGCCCGGTACGAGTAGATAGCTTTTGATTTCGTCAATGGCCGACAGTTCGGCCCTTTCCAGATGGGCGGGCGTGGATTGGGTTAAATCGTCTAATTGGTCGTTTTCAATGGCCCCGCTAAGGTCGGCCATAGTGATAAACTTTAAATTTGCATCCATTTACTTGATTTTTAATTGGTAGGTAATGGTACTGATTGGTAGGTAATCGAAAATAAAACAAGCGGGCGAAGTGGCCCGCCTGTGTCGTTAAAACCCGTTAGTTTAGGCTAGAAAGCGGGTTTTGTAATGCGATTGCCAGCAGGCCGGGAACGCCGGGCCGTGGCCTTTGTTCTTCATACCACAAATAATCCATCCCGGGGGCGATTAACGGGACTTTTTCGGTGAAAAGGCTTTTGATTAGATTTTCTTCATTTATCCGGGCTAGTACTGGGTAGTACTTTTTCAGGTCGCTTCTTAACTCTTTTGCAATGTACACTTTGTAAAAAGTAGCGGGTTTAAACTTGGTGTGTTCTTGCGTTTCGCGGTGCTGTTTGTACATCTGTTTGTTTGGCTTGAAATGCAATGTATTCATTTAAGAAAAAGCGACATAGAAAATAATCGTTTGCATCGCTTGTGTGGCCTATGGGTTCATAACTAACCTTAGTGCGCGGGTCGGTGATTCGTTTTTTGTCTTTGTTGCCGTTGCGGTCTTTCTGCACTTGCTGATAATCCTTTATTGTATTCATACAGGAATTATCAATTTGTATGCGAATACCGCTGTAGTTTGCTTTAAAAATTTCGTTAATAAATAGACCTCTTACATTTACAGAGGGGGCCTTTGAATCAACTTTTTCAGAAACCCGAAAACCTTTTGCGCGTAAGGTTTCAAGTATAATTGAATAGTCATTTCTACCCCTTTCGTCCCGGGTGTCTTTGTGTCGGCCTGCCGGGTCGCCGTAAATGTAAATTTCTCCTTTGTGCTGGTTGAACAGTTCGGCCAGCTTGCGGGCCGTGTCCGGTGTGTTGTTTTGGGGCGGCGGTAGGCATATTTCCCGTATTTGGGTTACTGTTTTACCGTCGGCCTGCCAAAGCGTACACGAAACATACGGCAAGGTATTAAAGTCAAAACTTACGTGCAATACGGTATCGTTTTTGTACAATCCCCTATAGTCGCCAACGTGTGTAAGAAAATCGAAACTATGGTAAAATTCGCCCCCTGTTTTTTCGATGGCGTCCCAATCGCCGTCAAGTAGTCGGGCTCTGTCATACTGTGAGCGCATATCTTCTAAGCTGGCTTTGTAGATTTCCACAAATGCCGCGTCGGGATTGTCGGTAACTTTGGCCGAAATAAACTTTTCGTTTGCCCGCAAAACTACCGGGTTATTTTCGGCGTCTTTGATAAATCGGGTTCTAATCCAATGGTAGCCCGGGTTAGTGGTAAGCAGCAGTTTAGGCACTAAATTATAGTCGTGAAGCATCCAGCGGATACGGGTTTTTAGGACGTCTGCCGCCTTTTCGGGAATGGTTGCAAAATCTTCCTCAATCCAAGCGTCAGTTACTTCTAATGAGCCTAAACGCTGGTAATCCGGGTCAGATGGCAAATACTCCAAATCCCGGAATATTTCTTTTGACCCGTTGGCAAACTCATAGGTTAAGTATGTGCCATTGAATCGGTAATCTATGCCGGATTTCAGGCCGCAAAGCCCCAAGACCTTGTTATAAGTGATAATTGTAGATTCGCGAAGCGATATTTTTGTTTCCCGGCAGATTACGCCCCGCGTGCCTGGGTAAGCCATGCGGCGGTATATTTTCCAGTAGCAGCCCAAAAACGATTTGCCGCCCCCTGCCGCCCCGCCGTAGGCTACCCATTGGGTTGTTTTATCTTCCAACGCCTGCCATGCCTCAAATTGAGGCAATGAAGGCGCAAAGCTGGTATTAGCCATTTGCGGCCCCCTCGGCTGGGCTGGCCCCGGCTGGCACTACCAAATTAAATACAAAGCCTTTGTTATCTTCGTTATTGTCCGGGGTTATTTTCAGGGTTTCGCTGTACAAGCCTAACAGCTTGGCCCGTTTGTCAATACAATTTAAAATCCCGTTTGCATACGTCATATCGCGGCCTTTGCGTTCGGTTTTGGTAATTTCTTCCATAACGATATTGCCGTATACTTCGCCGTTTGTCCGCTTGGTTACTATTTCAATGTTGCCGCCGGACTGTTCCCATTCTTGCCAAAGGGAGTATTCCAGTTTATCCAGCTTCGCCAGTTGCAAAAAGATGTGTTCGCCGATTAGTTCTTTGCTTTCGGCCTGCCAGCCTTCGCGGGCCTTTTTAATGTCTAGCCGTATTTGTTCTAATGAAAGTGAATAATCGCGTAATTGGCTCATTTTGTCAACGATTTCCCGAAGCGTTAAGCCCTCTAAATACATTTTCACTTCCAATAAAATATCTTGCTCTTTTTCGATTTCCGAACGCTTGCGGGCGTTGGGATGCGGGCTTTCTTGTAATTCTTCCATAGCTGAAAAAGGTTATTTTGTAATGTGCATTACAATTAGGGCGGCGGCCAACAATAGCGCGGCCAGTTTGAGGACAAAGGCCCATACAGGGCCGATTTTCTGTAGTTGCTTGTCAATCCAAGCCGTTTTACCAATGCGGAGCCAGTAAAACCCCTTTGACAGATTTAAACTAATATCAAAAAGTATCCAGAAAAGGGCGGCAAGGTAATAGCAGCAATAGCCGAAAAGTAGCCAGTCAAAGCCCGTATTCACGTTTAAAGCCGCGGCCATTGCGGCCCCGGCGGCCAGAATGCCCGGCAAACGCAATACGACGCCCCTGGAATGGTTTATTAGCGTTGTTCCGAATAGATGCAAGTCCGTGCCTCTATCTATTGCCAGAAGGGCCGTAAACACGGCTACCGACAAAAGCATAAAAGCGGCTATCATTTCAAAACCCCCCGGTTTTCCAGATATTGAAACAGACACAGGCAGGCCCCGCAAATGAGCCCGAAGTAAAAACAATATTGCCCGCCCTCTAGCCAGCTATACAGGCCGTAAGCGACAAAGCCGATAAAGAGAACAAAGGGAACGTAAAAGTCCCATTTTAAGCCTTTCAGTAATTTCATGTTGATTTTTAATTGGCTGGTTAGAAAATAGAAAAGGGCGGAACCACAAGGCCCCGCACCCATTGAGAAAGTTTGTAAATCAGATTAGCGAGCATAGACGGTTTAACGGGCATAGACAAGGGCCGCCGCTTGGCGGGCGTGCGTAGAGGTGAGTTTTTGCCAGCCTGTAACCTTTTTGAAAAGTTCGGCCCCGGCCTTTCCTTCAAACTTGCCGCCGGAATTTTTGGGGTGTATTCCCACTAGCTGCAAGCCGCGTTTTTGGGCGTAGGTTTCCCAAATGGAAAAATCGCGTTTCACACTGCCCGCCCCCTGCAATACTTCGCGGCCCGTCTTTCCGAAAAATGTACGCAGGTTTGGGTTTTCCACGTAAAGAATAACGGCGACGCTTTGCCCGTAGCTGCCTTGTTTTACCTGATTTACAAGCCCGTCAATCGTTTCCATTGCCGCCAGTATGTCACAGGTTAAAACCGTGTCCAGTTGCCCGCTAATCTGATTGTAGACGGCAAGCCCGGTATTTACGCCCGGGTCAATGCCGACTAAGATATTTTTTCGAGATTGAAACATTCTATTCTTTGCTTTCTGTGCCTTCTTTGCTTTGTGTACCTATTGTGTAGTCGCCTAATGGTATGGTAATGTCCTGATCGGTTAGCAGATCATCTACCGGGGGCACATCCGACGGGGGCACGGCAGGAGCCGGGGCGGCCTTTTGGCTTTTCCTTAGTTTCCGACTGATTCGCCGCACTATGAAAATCACACGCAGAACCTTATACAAGGCATAGAAAAACGGTACGAGACTGGCGAGAATAAAAACGGCCAGAATTAAGGCCAACTCTATATCTTTTAAGGCCAGCAGCACAAGGCCAAGCCCGAAAAGAAGGTATTTAACAGATAGCAGGATAAAACGGGCCTGCTTGCTCATTTCGCCATTTTGGGCGGTTTGTGTCAATGGTTGCATACGAATAAAAAGGGGGTTTATTTGGCAATGAGTTGTAAATGTTCTTCGATTTGCTTTTTGGCCGACCGTTCGCAAATGGCCTGTATCTTATCGGTAGCCTGTTCTATGGTAATGGCCCCGCCCTGGGCCTGAAAAATCAAATCCTCGATTTTGTCCGATAGGTTGCAAAATGTTATCTGTAGTGCCTGCATGAGTGAAAAATGATAGCGGAAAGATGATAGCTGATTAAAGGTTTGAGGGTTAGCGGGTAAAGGATAGTAAGCCGTGTAGCTTTTTAAGGTAGGTTACGCCCTTTGTCTTGGTCATTACCGGGACTTTCTGCCCGCGCTGGTTAGTTACTTCCATGTTGCGGCCTTTCTTGTCTTTCTTGTTTACCAAGACCGACGAAACAAAAATTAAACTGCCCTTTCTGTAGCGGCGTAGAATCTTGTTTTGTTGGGCCAGCAGTTTACGGTATTCGTGAAAAGTCATACCCTCGGGCCGTTCGCCTCTAAGGGCCAGCCAGCACAGACGGGCCACGGGTACGGATACCGTTTTTACTGCCGTTGGCGGGGCGAGTTGGGCGGCCTTTGGCATTTGTTCTACCGGGGCTTTTTCCTTAGTCGGAATGAACAGCGATTTTGTCCGGGTCGTAAAGCTGGTAAGGGCGGCGGCAATGGCCGTTTTTGCAGATAGTAATTTGTGTTTAAATCGCATAAGTGTAAAAGGTTAATTTATAAATCATTTCAACATCTGCTATACTAAGGGGCAAAAAAAATAGCTTATGCCCCTATAAATTTTTTCCCGTCCCGGGCTATCAGTTTTTCGACTGTCTGTTTGGTAACGTAGAATCTATACGCTACATCTTCATAGGTGACTGATAGCAATTCTTGGGGGTTCATCCGCCTTAATTCATAGAAAAAGGCTATTAGATCATTATTACGCCGTTGTTTCAATGCTTTGGCGTCGTCTGTCCGGTTTCGTTTCTGCATAGGTACGAGCGATTTTGTTACATTACAAAGGTAAGGCGACAAAAGATATTAAAAAATGTAATTATTACATAATCTGCTATATAGCAATATACAAAATGTAATATTTACAATCCACCAATTACCCACCGCCATAGTTTTGCTTCATTAAATTTTTACGGCAGACTATGGCAATAGATTTTAAACACATACGGGCTTTTTCGTACTCAATGGAAGAAGTAGATATGCTTCTTTACGCGGGTATAGATGAAGCGTTAGCCGTAGCCTTTCTTGCAGAGTTCCGCTATTTGGAGGCGGCAGGGGTCAAAAAAATAAATATCCGCATTAATTCCGGCGGCGGTAATGTACAGCACGGGTACAGCATCGTAGCGGCCCTTCTCAATTCCAAATTAACTATACACACCTATAACGACGGCGTAGCGGGCAGTATGGCGGCTTTTATTTTTCTATGCGGGCAACGCCGCGTAATGGCCGACTATGCAAACCTTATGCTACATGAGCCGTCCTACCCTAGCGGCTACCTAGCCAGCGAAAACGATTTATCGGCCCTGGAATCTTTCAAAGCGTCCCTTACCACACTCACAGCCAAACGCACCGGGAAAAGTGAGGCAGAGGTAACAGCCGCTTTTCTGGTTTCTGGCGTCGATAAGTGGTTTTCGCCAAGTGAAGCCCTAGCCGCCGGATTAGCGGACGAAGTAAAGAAAACCGACAAAGCCGGGATTAAAGCGGCCCCCGGTTCGGGCCTGGACAAAATGCAAGCCTATTACCAGCAGATAATAGACGGCGACCCCCAAGCACAGGCCCAACATTCAGAAAATCAATCTATTAACAATCCAAAAAGCATGAACGAACTACAGATTATCGCGTCAGCTTTGGGCCTGCAACCCTCGGCGACGCAAGCCGAAATTGTAGCCAAAGCAAACGACGCCGCCGGGCGTATTAAAGTCCTTGCGGGCGAATTGGCGACGGCTCAGGCCAGTCTACAGAATGCCCAAAACGACCTAGCCACGGCAAACGAAAAAGTAAAGCAGTACGAAAAAGAGAAAGCCGAAATTCAGGCCGCCCGCATTACGGCTATGATTGCCGAAGCCCAAAAAGACGGCAGAATAGGCACAGGGGAAGACATTGTACAGCACTGGACAAAGTTGGCGACTGATAATTTCGAGACTGCCGAAGCGGCTTTAAAAACCATTAGCCCCCGGGCAAAACTTTCTAGCGGAATCGGACAAAACCCCGCACAACCTGCCGCCGCTGTTGATACTGGCTATAAAATCAAGTCTTTCCAAGAACGGCAAGCCGAACTGATGGCAAAGCACAGATAAGCCGCCCCAACACACACAACCCAAACCAGAAAGCAGGCCCGTAAGCCTGCCCCTTTTATCGCGGTAAAGGTCGCCGTAAGTACCTGACAATCACCCAATTAAAAATCAAATATAACGTAAAATGATTTCAATTACAACCGCCTATAATGGCGAGGTGCTAGATGGCATTTTAACCCGTGCCATGACTGGCAACGAGGTAGTAGACGGCGGGCATATCCGCATTATTCCCAACGTAGAAAGCAAAATAGCGATTCCGCGCATGAAGTTGGGCCAGATCATCCAAGACCGAAAGGCCACGCCCGTAAGCGGCGATTCACAAGGCACGTTTACGCTGGATGAAAGAAGTTTGGTAGTAGACGACTACATGATTTACCTGGAATTTAACCCCCGGGATTTTGAAACCTATTGGCGGCCATACCAACCGACGGGTAATTTGGTTTTCCGCGAATTGCCGCCCGCTATTCAGGTGCAAATGGCCGAATTGATTTTAGCCAAGATTGACGAATACCACGGCGAGGCGATTTGGACAAATGACAAAGCATCTGGCGTTGCGCCGTTTGACAAATTCGACGGGATTCTAACCATTGCCGCCGCTGCCGCTGGCACTATCAAAATCGCCAGCCCGGTAGCGTTGACAAATGCGAACGTAAAGGATAAATTCGACTTGGTGCATAAGGCAGTGCCCCGCGCAGTAAAGAAAAATGCCAGCCTTAAATATTTCTGTTCCCCTTACACGCAGGAACTTTACGAAGAATATTTAATGAGCCTGCCGTATAAATCCATTGACCCGACAATGACGGCCCCAACCCGTTACCGCGGCAAAACCATTGTGCCGCTTAATGGATTCCCTGACGACTGCATTTTTGCCGCCGTGGCAAACTCTACCGCGTCAAGTAATTTGCACATGGGCGTAGCCTTGCAAAATGATGAAAACGTTTTGATCGTTGACCGCTTGCAGGCAAACAGCGAAATGTTTTTCTTCAAAATGCTAGTTAAGGGCGGTACACAAATCGGATGGCCCGAAGAAACAGTATTGTACATGGTTTAAGTGTTTAAGGTGACAAAGGGCCGGGTTTTGCCCGGTTCCTTTTCTTTCTTCTTATGCCCATGAAATACGACGTTGTAGGGACTATTTGCGGTTATATCGGCGGAATTGCTGGCGTACTAACGCTGCCCCTACAGGAAACCACGACCGAACCGCCAAACTTTACGCATTTCATTTACGCGGCCTTTCTGGTTCCTACAATCGGGGCAGTAGTCGGGTTTGCGGTTACAAGGCTTTTAAAAAAGCTATTTCCAGAAAAAAAAGATCGTCTAAAAAACACAGTTCCAAAAGATACTATTTATGCTTAAATCCCTGCAACGATTTTTTAAAGAGTTCGGCTTTTTGGGCGGGCTGGTAATGTTTGCCCTCTTAGCTGTTTTTGCTACCTATCCGGGCGAACCATTAAAGCAATTGGGCTTTTTGTCTACGCCACAGCTTACCGAATTTTCCGGCCTTGCCGCCTTTTTCCTCTACGCCTTTTCGGGCCTTTTGGTTTGGCGGATGGCTACCTATTTTTTGTTTCCCAAACTCAGTTTATCAAAGATTATCGAACGGCTGACCGATAGCGAAAAAGCGGTTTTATTAGGCAAGATAATTCTAGCTATTGCCTTGATCGTTTTAGGCGCAACGGTTCACGCACAAACGCCAGCGCAAACGGCGGCTAATAAACTGCCGCATATTGCAATAGCTGAAAAGTACGTAGGAGTGACAGAAAAGCCGCGAAACTCCAACCGCGGCCCCGAAGTTGAAACGTTCTTAAAATTTGTTGGCCTGGGCGGGGGCTATTCCTATTGCGCGGCGTTTGTTTCGTTCGTACTTGACAAGTCCGGGGCTTGCTATCCGGCAGTAAATGGCAAATTGGTTAAAACGGCGGCGGCCCGGGGGTTTGTAATCCCGGGCTCTATCCCGGCAGAAAAGGTACTACGGGGCGAATACAAATTGCAGGGGGGCGAAGTGGTAGTATGGCGAAGGGGCGAAAGCTGGCAGGGGCACGTAGGTTTTGTAACAAAGCGCATTTCTGACGCCTCATTTACCACAATTGAGGCCAATACGTCGCCGGGAACGAAGGGCAGCCAAGCCAACGGGGGCGGCATTTACGCCCGCAGTCGCACGATTGTACCAACTAGCCATTTTAGAATCATCGCTTTTACGCCCGTTAAATACAAATGCAAAAATACATAAAAATAATCGCCCTGGCTGCCGCCTTTCTGTTAGGCGTAGTTAGTGGGCAATGGCTGCAAAGCCGGGTTATTGCCAAGCCCGTAGCGGCGGTAAAATGCCCCGATTGCAATTGTCCGGCGGTTAAACCCTGCCCGCCGCAAGTTGATTTATCCAAGCTGGATTTTAAGAAAAAGGGCAAAAACACATTGAATCTAAATCTTTACTTACTTAAAGACACCGCATACGCAAAATGAAACCGAAAGCACTAAAAGAAGTTTATTCGACAATGGAGGCCAAAGGCATCGAAAAGGTATTTGTAACCGAAGACGGTAACCACGTTTTCAGAAAACAAATGATTCCAGACGGGCAGGATTACAAAACCTATTCCATCGGTCAAATTGAGGATATGTACGGCGAAATGGTAGCCAAAGAATACGAAGCCGAACAGGTAGCCGAAAAGGAAAACGCCGAACGTGTCGCCGCCGCTGCCGCCATTGCTGACGCCGAACAAAAAGAAAAGCTACGGGCCGAAATCCTGAAAGAATTGAAAGACGAAGCCGACGCCAAAGCCAAAGCCGACGCCAAAAAGGCCGCAGAGGCCGCAAAGAAGGCCGCAGAACCAGCCAAGACCGAAGCGACGCCCCAACAGCCGACACAGTAACAAAATTGAATACAGCGCATTTAAACGGCCTTTTACAAAGGGTAGCCCCGGCATAAAAGGGTAGCCCCGGCAGAAAAGGCCGTTTAACTATTCCCAATTAAAAATCAAATTCTATAAAATGGCTTTAGGCGATATTAGTTTCATTAAGGGGCAAGGGGGTTTAGGCCGCCAGCCCGAAGGCCAAGACTACGTAAGCGGGTTTCTGTATGGCGGCGTTAAGCCTGCCGGGTATGGGACAGATACGGTACGGCAGTTTTACAGCCTCAAAGAAGCCGAAGACAGCGGAATAACTGCCGCCGACTTTCCGGCCCTTAATTACCAGCTTTCCGAATATTTCCGCATTATGGAAAACGGGACGGTTTACGTAGCATTTACCGGGGCGACAACTACCGATTTTACAAAGATCAAAGATATGCAGCTTGTCGCCGACGGCAAAATTCGCCAAGTGGCCGTATTTCTGACAGATCAAGTTTTTGCCGCTTCGCTGGTAACGGGCCTGCAAGGCGTAGCCACCGAACTAGAGGGCGAACATACCCCGTTAGTTATCCTTTTGGGGGCCGATATGGGCGGGCTTACCCTTACTTCGCTGCCGGATTTGTCGGGCCTGAATTGCCCGAATGTTGCCGTTATCATTTCAGAATCCAAAAGCGGGCAAGGGGCCACACTGGCCGCTACGCTGGGTTACTCAATGCCAGCCGTCGGGGCCTTGCTTGGGGCCGTTTCGCTTGCCAGCGTTTCGGAAAATATCGGATGGGTAAACAAATTCAACGTGGCCGGCACGGAACTTGACGAACTGGCATTTTCCACCGGGAACGACTACAAAACCGTTACCAAGACACAGCAAAACGATTTAGACGCCAAGCATTATATTTTCTTGCGTAAGCTGGTAGGCTTAGACGGCAGTTATTTTTCTACCGACCATACAGCCGCCACGGGCGACTATTCGCGCATAGCCCTTGTGCGAACCATTGACAAGGCCATACGCAACGTCAGAACGGCCCTTTTGCCCTTTGTAAACAGTCCGGTAGTCGTTGACCGCAACACGGGGAAGCTGACGTTAGACACAGTGCGAAGCTACGAGGCGGTAGGGCAAAAACAGCTAGACTTGATGCAGGCAAACGGCGAGGTTTCCGGCGGATTGGTTACCATTGACCCAAACCAAAACGTACTAGCTACCGACGAAATCAAAGTAAAAATTGAAATCGTGCCAGTAGGAACGGCCACAAGCATAAAAGTGTATATCGGCTTTGTCTCCAAGATTTCCGGCCAGTAATCCACGGCTAAGGGGCCAGTAAGGGGCCACAAAAATAACAATACCGGGCAAGCCTCTTTATAATGCTCAAACGGCCCGGTTTTCTTCCCAATTAAAAATCAATTCTACAAAATGGCATTTCCTTTGATTAATGGCCGCGCCTATGACTGGGCGCAACTGGTCGTAAAAATTGCCGGGGCAAACCGCCCGCTAGTCGGCATTACGGCCCTGAACTATGCCGACGAACAAACCATAGAAAAGAACTATGCGGCGGGTAATATGCCCTTTTCCTATGGCATGGGTCAAATAGATTGCTCTGGTTCTATGACTTTGCAAATGGAGGAAGTAGAATTTTTGCAAAAGGCCAGCCCGTCGGGGCGTATTCAGGATTTACCCGTTTTTGACATTGTTGTGTCTTTCCTCAACCCTGAAAAGGAAATGGTAACCCACATCATCAAAAACGTGAAACTTACCCGAAACAGCCGCGAAATGGAAACGGGTTCTACAGGCATTACCGCCGAAATTCCTTTCATGTGTTCACACATTGACTGGAAACCGGGCGCAATCTACTAAGCCAGTCTATTAACCAACAGGGGGCGTAAAACCCCCTTTCCCCTACTCTTTTACTACCCATAACTTAAACTTTCTTAAACAAGATGCAGACAGAAAACAATCCGGCGGTAAACAACCAATCAGAAAACAATCACGGTTTTGATGTTGTAGCCCTAAAGGCCCAATTTAAAGACATTCATTTGGTAGAAGTAGAAACCGAAGGCCCTAACGGCGAAGAAATCGTACTAGCGGGCGTATTCCGTGCCCCTTCCATCAAAGAACTGGATTTGTACGCCACCTTGCAGGGCTCAGGCCAGCCCGTTAGCGGAATGCAGATTGTAGCCAAAAACCTGATCGTAGCGGGCGACAGAAGATTAGTAGACGACGAACAATTGTTTCTGTCAGTTATGGGCGTATTAGATAAACTGTTTTCGGTGAAAATAGCGAAAGTAAAAAAGCTTTAAGCCGCCACAAAGGGGAACTAACCGAGATACAGAAAATTAAGGCCCTTATTAAGTTTTACTATCATTTGGACGCTGACGCCATGAGCGAAAACCAGTTAGCGGCCAACTGGCAGCAGCTTAAATGGGCCTTAAAATTTACCAACCCACAGACACGAAATTAATAGAAAGGGCAAATACAGTATGGCCGAAAGTGTTAGTTTTTCAATATTCCTAAAAGATTTTGCCAGCGGCGGCCTGGCTAAGTTCACATCAAACGGTAAAAAAGCATTTGGCGACGTTGACGGGGCGGCAGACAAGACCCGCCGCAAGTTTGAGGGGCTAGGTACGATAAACCCATTTAAAGCCGCTACGGCTGGCATTGCGGGCTATCTGACGGCCAGCCAAGCCATAAACGCGGTAAAGACTACCGCCGGGATTTGGGGCACGGAAAACGCTATTCGCTTTGCCTCTGGCTCTGCCAAAGAAGGGGCTAAAAGTTTAGACTTTCTAAATGATGAATCCGAACGGCTGGGCCTCAATCAAGCCGCCATGACCGAAGGTTTTAAAACCTTTCAAGGCGCAATGATGGGTAGTAAATTTCAGGCCGAACAAGTGCGAAATATGTTTAGGCAGGTTTCGACCGGGGCGGCGGTAATGAACCTGAATGCAGATGATTCAAAGGGCGTATTTCTGGCACTTGGTCAGATAATGAGCAAAGGCAAGGTGCAGGCCGAAGAATTGCGCGGCCAGATCGGCGAACGCATACCGGGGGCCTTCCAGATTGCCGCCCGGGCTATGGATATGACAACGAGCGAACTTGACAAATTTATGTCAGATGGCAAGTTGACAGCCGAAGAATTTTTGCCCCGGTTTGCCGCCCAAATGGAAAAGGAATTTGCCGGGGGCTTGGAAACTGCAACCAATTCGGTACAATCGAATTTAAACCGACTGGATAACAGCGTACTAAGCCTGCAACGGGATTTTACAACGCAGTTTCTACCCGAAATTATGGCCGTAGTCAATGGCCTACGCACTTACTTGATTCCGGCCCTGAAATCGGTTTTCGGCTGGATTAAAGACGGTATCGGCTGGGTAAAAGAACATTCGGAAGGGCTTAGTTTTTGGGTTAGTGTGATAGGTAGCGCAGTAGCCGCCATTTGGACAGTACAAAAGGCCCTGGCGGCCTGGGAGGCCGTGCAATGGGCGGTAAATGTCGCCATGACCGCAAACCCGGTAGGCTTGGTAATTGCAGGCATTGCCGCGCTAGTGGCTGCAATCGTTTGGGCCTGGAATAAAATTGATTGGTTTCGCGGCGGAATTATGGGATTTTGGGAAGGGATAAAGACCGTATTTACAAACTTTGCCGATATGGCAAAAGGCGTTTTCGGGGGCTTTGCCAAAATCGTAGAAGGGGCATTAAGTTTCGACAAATCCAAGATTGTCGAAGGCATGAGCCAGCAATTAAACGCCGTTGCCAAATACGGCGTAAAGATCGGGCAGGCTGCCGCAAAGGGCTATAACGAGGGTGTAAGGGAAGTAAACGGCCCGGCCCAATCGGTAACCGATACCGACGCTTTAGGCAAGTACTACGCCCAAAAAGAGGGCGACGGGCCATTAGGCAAAGGCCCGGGCGGCCTGAAATTGCCGACCGCTGACCCGAACAGCATAAAAGCCGGAATTGCTGGCGTACAGGCCGACGCCAAAGCAGCCCGAAACCTGACGGTAAACATTAACAAGCTAATCGAAAACTTTACGATACAGACGACCAAAACCGCCGACAGTGAAGCGAAAATAAAAGATATGGTTTCTAACGCTTTGTTAGATGCAGTCCGGGACGTTGAATACATCGGCGGGTAAAAGTGTAATGTACATTACAAAAAGCCCTTTACAAAAAGACTATGGCACAATTAGAATTATTGCTTGGGGAATTTGGGCTAAGGCAACTAAGCCCAATTACCCAACCTGTAGACTACGAACGGGACGAACCATTTGGCTATTCTTCGCAGCTAAACACGCCCGTTTATTCGGCGTTGGAAGTAAAGGCGGGCAGCTACCGGGACGAAAACGGCAACTTAATAAACTTTCCCGGGCTGGTTATGCAGGGGGTTTTACTAACGGTTTCCATGCAAAAGAACGTAGTGAAAACGCCCGTAAATGGCCGCCGGGGCACGTTCAAAGAATACGTTTCCGACGGCGATTACTACGTAACCGTGCAAGGTATCTTTACTTCTGACTATACCTATGTTTACCCGGCCAGCGAAGTAAACACACTGCAACAGATACTAAAAGCCCCCGTTGCCGTTGACATTGTAAGCCGTTATCTAAACAGTTTCGGCATTTATAAGCTGGTAATTGAAAACTACGAACTGCCACAGCGGCCCGGGCATCACAATACGCAGGTTTTTACGCTGCAATGCGTATCAGACGACCCTTTCGAGTTGGAAATCTTAGATTAAATGCCCTTCCATGAAACAAATTACATGCCGCTACACTATTGGCAAATACCGTTTTATATTCACTTCGGAAATAGAAATTACCTCTACTTGGGAATCTCTGACCGACAAGGCCATTATAAAAGTGCCCCGCAAATTGCAAATGAAGGGCCAGCCCGTCGGCAGTGAATTGTTTGCCCGGGGCGACAAAGTAGTAATAGAGATAGGGTACGATTACAATTTTGAAACGCTGTTTACTGGCTATCTGGCCCGCATTGAACCGGGCACGCCGCTTGTGTTTCATTGTGAAGACGCAGCCTATTTACTAAAGCAAAAGACGGTAGACAATTACAGTAAAAAGTCGGTGACGCTTCGCCAGTTACTTACTGACATTTGCCCCGTTCCTTTCCAGTGCCCGGCGGTGAGCCTGGGCAAGTTCCGAATAAAAGGAAACGTAACGGTAGCCCAAGTTTTAGACGAACTTAAAAAAGCCTATAACCTGTATTCATTTATCCGGGATGGCGTTTTGTATGTGGGCCTGCCTTACACGGGTACAGCGCAGAAACAGGTAAAGTTTAATGCCAGCTACAACATAGAAGACGACAGCGGACTAACCTATTCAAAGGCCGAAGACGTCAAAGTCTGGATAAAGATCATTTCCATGCTACCCAATAACAAGAAAATTACCTGGGAAGACGGCGACAAGGGCGGGGCCGTTCGTACTATTCATGTCTACGATAAAACGTTAGACTTTATCAAAGGGCAGGCAAAGGCCGAACTAAGAAAGCTAAAATTCGACGGGCTGGCGGGCAGCTTTACCGCCTTTGGGTATCCATTGGCCCGGCACGGCGACGTAGTTTTGTTTACCGACAAGCTAAACCCCGAACGGTCGGGCCGCTATCTGGTTAAAAGCGTTCGTTACTCATTCGGGCGGGGCGGTATCCGGCAGGAAATCGAAATAGACGGGCGGCCCAACTAATCCGGCCCCGGAGCAACTAGCCCCCGGAATAACAAAAAGCCCGCAGCAAAACCGCGGGCTTTTTCCATCCACCAGAAATTAAATAAACCACTTACAATATTATCACAGCCCAAAGGCCAGAAAGTCGAAAGAAAAACCCGGGATTTGCCAGCCGGGTTTTTTGTTTGTTGAGAAACGCCAGCTTTTGCGTTAAATACTTGCGAGGTTTTACGCCGGATAGCCTTTGTTGCAACAAATATAGCACTTGTTATACACACTACAAACAATTGCTATATTTTTTTTACAATCCCTGCAAACCCATACGCCGGAAGGCTGCCGGACTAAGCGGGGCCGGATTGCCAAGCCCGGGAATACTGACAAGGGCCGCCCGGGGCGTCGTACTTAGTAGATCGGCTTCCAGTCGGTTAAATTCGGCGATGTATTCCAGCTTTTTAGAGAAGGCCGCCCGGCCAATAAAGCCCATTGCCAGCAGTACGAAGCCTTCCCGGGTCATTTCCAGCGTTCGGCGGTAGCGGGGCGAACCGTCCGAATTTACGGGCAGATCGGCAGGCAGGGCAAACATTTTGCAATGTTCCACCCAAAACAAACGTAATTCGGGCGTCATTTTCAAAAGCATTCTATCAATTGCCTGTAACACGTTATCGTGTCTTTTGCCGAAGGCTTGGGCAATTAGCCGCGAATTGGTAACCGGGACGCGGTTTTTATCCAGATACACTAAATTTTGCATAGGGGCTGATTTTTAATTGGGAATAGAGCAAATGTAGTATAAATTTTTCAAAATCAAACAAATGCTATATTTTTTTACCTCTGCTATCCATCTGTAAAGCCAATGCAATAGAGCAAAACCGCAAAAGCCATTTTAAAGCCCTATAAACGATTCTCACGCCCTGGGATGATAAAAGACACTACTCACCGGGGAAGAATGAATTTAAAGGCCGTTTCCGGGGCTTAAAATGGGCAATAAGCCAAAAGCGGCCCGGCGGGGTTTCCGCTTCGCGCGTGCGTATTGTGTGTATAGTATTATATTATATATATTATTATTTTAAAATAAATTATATATTATAATATTACTATACTACTATTCTTTTTTCTTTTTGCTTCTTTTTCTTTTTTCTTAAAAGCCGGATTTTTCAATTTTTGGCCTTTTGGCCGCCCTCTCTCTTTTTGCTCTAAATACCTAACTTATTGATTAAAAGGATTTTGCGCGGCTACGAACAATTTCGTAGGCTGCATACCGCTGTATGCAGGGCTGCATATTCCCGTATGCAGGGTGCATACAGCGGTATGCAGGGGGTGCATACGGTCGTATGCAGGGGGTGCAGATGAAAATATACGAGGGGGTCGGGGCCATTTTATGTAAATACTACACTTGGCCTATTTAGCCCCTGTATAACTTGCCTACTCATTCCAAATAATACCAAAAACGCCCATTTCCGGGCTTTTCGCACGGTTTATTTTTCACTTAATGAACGGGTCAAATGAAAGTAAAATAAGGGGTGCTATCCAACGGATAGCCGAAAACAGCGTCGGGGGTGACGCTGTTTTACTTTGTAAGGTTCTGGCTGTTGACAATGAGGCGTTTACGTGCGATTGTGAGCCGTTAAACGGCGACAGTCCCATTTACGGGGCCAAACTTTCGGGCAGCGATACCGACGCCGGGGCGGTTTTCATCCCGGCGGCAGGTAGTACGGTAGCCATTAGTTTTTTGTCGGATTCTTCCGGCTTTGAGGCCGCGGCAATCGTGGTTTTGTATTCGGATTTAGACAAGATCATTTTTCGGGGCGGCAGCCTGGGCGGCCTTGTCAAAGTTGAGCCCCTAACCGCCCGGCTCAATCAGCTAGAAGAAGCCTTACAGGAAATCAAGCAGCAGTACAATTCACACACACACCCGGGCAACGGGGTTATTACGTCCCAACTACTGACCAAAACGGTAGACACAACCGGGCGGGACGAGATCGAAAATACAAACATTATTCACGGCTAAACCTCTGCAAATGGATGGCAAAAAAAGCAATAGACATTTTAACCGGGGAGGATAACGACATTTCTATTCGTTTCGGCGACTGGAATTTTGGAGAATCCGACGCCCAACATGTGCAACACATCGGGCAGGCCGAAAAAGGCAACTACGCCCAAAATCCCACGGTAGGCGTCGGGGCCATGCGGTTTTTGAACGGCAACACAACGCCCGACGAAATCGCCCGCAATTACCGCCTCGAATTGGAACGGGACGGCTACCAAGTAAACAGCATTAAGGTAAAGAATCAGGCTATTTCCATAGATGCCGAACGGATTAGATAACGCCCTATGAAGACAATCACAGTACACGACGGGCAAAGTATCTACGATTTGGCAAACCAGCTATACGGGGCTATTGAGGGCGTTTTCTGGCTAATGGCTGACAACAATCTACAGTTAGATAGCTTTATCAAGTCGGGGCAGGTTTTGCGCGTTCGGGAAGAAAAACTATCGGTTACCGCCGATTACTTTCTAAGCCGGACTATCAACAATACCGACGACGGGCGAAAAGAGGGCGGCGAATTGCTTTTGTCCCTTGTCAGGGTAGGCAATGCCACCGACGGAAAAGGCGGGTTCGCCCTGGTCAGTGTAGAGGGCGGCTATCTGGATTACGCCTTTTACTGGACAGATGAAACGGGCCAGCTAGTAACCCGAAGCCAAAACCTGACCGGGGCCGGGCCGGGCTCTTATACGCTGGTAGTCATTGACGCCCGCGGCCAGTCGGCAGAATTGAAAGTAGACATACTTAACCGGATTACAAAATCCTACCTTGTTTTCCGCCCTTCCAGCGGCCAGCGTTCGGGCTACATTGTGACCCGCGAACTGGACAAGATCGAAATAAGAGAATAATACTTTTTGTAATGTGCATTACAATTTCACATTGCAAAAGCCCAATTAAAAATCAATCAAGAAAATGGACGTAACAATTCCCGAAATACAGGAAAAGGCAACGCCCGCCCTATCAGATAGTTTGCTTGGGGCGGATAGTGAGCAAGACAAAGACGCCCGGTTTGTCCTTTCGGCAATCTTTGGCTTTTTCGCTAAGATGCTAAAAATTAACAACTTAAATTTTAATTCTGACGGCTCATTACAATTAAAAACCTCGGATATTCCCGACGCCGGGACAGATTCTAAATACGTTACGCAGGCCGAAAAGCAAAAGATAAACGTAATCGAAACCGCCGGGGCCGCCGATGAATTTCTAGCCAAAGACGGAACGTATAAAAAGCCCGACGCCGGGGCCATACTTGGCGATGATGCCGACTACCAAGCGGGCAGCATGGACAAGGCCGCCCCGCTGGGACTGGTAAAAGAAAAGATCGAAACCCGGGCGGCGTTGAACCATACCCACCAAATAGCCGAAATTAACGGACTTACGCAGGCTCTTACTTCTATGGTAAAGGCCATTAAGGTAAACGGCGGGGCCTCGTTTCTGCCCGACGGTAGCGGCCTTATTTCGCTGGTACTTCCCAACATTTCCAACTACAAAGGCTATTTCCAATCTGCCGAAGCCTTACGGGCGGCCTATCCTACTGCCGGGCCGGGCGACTTTGCCACGGTCACAACGGTAATAGAAGGCGAAGACCCGATAAATAGTATTTATGCCTGGAATGTGACGCTAAACGACTGGCAGGATACGGAAACTTCCAGCGCAAGCGTAGATTTAAGCCCCTACGTTACCAAGCTGGCCGCGGGCGATGATAGTTTAGTATTTGTTGATAAAACAAATTCCCCTTTCACCTGGGACAGTTTTTTTGAACCGGGCACGACGGCCACGTTAAACACGGCCTTGCAGGTTTTGGGCGAATGGGTAGAGTTTATTTTAACTACTCTTTTTGATACAACAACCTTTAACCCCAAAACCCCGCCCCGCCAGTACACAAACCGCAGTTTAGGAAGTTCGGCAACGGCAATAAACCTAACCGGGTCAGAAAGCATTGACGTAGTGACGCTTACCGCTTCGGGAGTAAGCCGGGAAATTACCGCCATTACCGGGGCCTTTGATTCGGGCAAGGTTTTGCAGATTGTCAATAATTCGGCCATAGATTTAACCTTTGTTGCGGGCAGTGTTTTCAGTCTGGAAGGGGGCACGGATTTAGTATTGTACGGGGCCACAAAAGACACAGTAACCTTTGAATATTGGGGCGGCAAATGGCGGCAGTTAAACGCCTCTAACTACGGCGAACATCTTTTACCCGTGCCAAGCGGCGGCGGCGAAGGCGGCGGCCCGGTAACCATTCCGGCAGCCAGTGAAACGCAGGCCGGGGCCACCGAATACGCCACCATAGCCGAAACGCTGGAAATTCGCAACGATAGAAGCATTACGCCCAAAGGCTTTTTGTCTGTAATCGGCGATTGGGCCTCTATGGCTTCCGCCTTTGGTTCAACGATTACCGACAGTTTAAAAAACGCTTGGCTTACCCTACGCAATTTGCAGGTAGTGAACACGACCGTAAACGGCAACGAACTAACTACTACGGCCCTTTCTACGCCAATGGGTAGCACTATGGTAGCCCCGGCGGCAGATGAATTTTTATTGTATTCGGTCAGTAGCACACTTACGGTAAACATTCGGGCTACTTCGGGCGTTCGGGCCAAGCTGTTTCGATTCTTCGTTAAAAAAACCACTGCCGCCGATGTGTACATAACTTGGAAACTGGAAGTAAACGGCGTTTTTGGCGAATTGCTGCCGTCTGAAATAGTCTACCTGAATGGCATAAATAAACTATCCGGCCCGGCTAACAGTTTCTATCTGGTCGAAATGTGGAACGCGGCGGGCTCTCCTACCCGATGGGTCAAAATAACCCCTGAATTAAACCCCTTTGCCAGTAGCGCGGAACTGGCCGCCCTGGCTGCCCAAGTCAAACCACGGCTTTTGTTCAATACGGTAAACGAAGGGGCGGGCACGTATTTTAACTTGCAGGCAAACGACGTTTTGCGCATAAACTGTACCAACATTTCCACCGTTGCCGAAGCCGAAAAATTCGATGTGCTTTTGCAGTGCAGTTTTGCTATTGAGGTTGCCGGGGCCTTTAGTTTCAAGTTGCCCAATCACTTTATAGCGGCCCCGTTTGAAATTACTTTCATCATCAAGAAAAACACCGCTGCCGATGTGCCTTTTGCCATTATAGGCGAGTTTACCGCCGGGGGCTCATACGTAGACCTTACCGGGGCTTGTCGCGGGCCTAAGACCCTGATAGGGGCACAAGATCGGCAGTTTTTGGTACGCCTTTCATCCACCAAAGGCAAGAATTACGGCTTTCCTGCCTCATCTTACAATAACCTTTGCGCGGTTCAAATCACGCCATTAATTGACGACTAAACAGGCCAAAGGCCCGGAACTGTCCGGGCCTTGTCTGACTGCCAATTAGTGCCATTACCCAATTAAAAATCAAATAAAAATGTCCTATTCAGCAAATCAATATAAAAAGGCGATGGAAAAAGCCTACGGGGTCGTTATTGAAAACCCCTCTGTAGGTACGCCGCCCTTTGCCCCTACGGGATTGCAAGCGCAGGCCGGGCAAAATCAAATAGTATTGTCTTGGAGTACGGTAAGCGGGGCGGCTGGTTTTCGGGTATTCAAAGCCACAAGCCAAAACGGAACCTATGCCAACATTTCACCAAACGGCGGCCAGCTTACCACGGCCCTAACCGATACGGACGTAGTAGCCGGAACGACTTACTATTACTACGTTGTGGCCTACAATGCCGCGGGCGATTCTTTGGCCTCTAGCCTTGTGAATGCTTCGCCTACCGCCCCGCCGACAACTACGCCAGTAGTGACCATTGCCGCCCCGACCAAAATACACCTTTTCGGCGTAGCCTCTAAAGATGTGCATATCTATTTCAACGACGGCGACAAGATAGACGAAAAAACGTATGTAATCCAACGTTCGGCAGCAGGTGCAAACAACTGGCAATCCATCAAAACCATAAGCCCGGCAACAACCAGTAAAGGGCTTGTAGTAGGCCAAAGAATACCAGTACGCCACTATGTAGACGCCAATTTAACGGCGGGCAATTATGACTACCGCATACGGGCCGAATACGGGCAAAATCTGGCCGTTTCTCAGGTGTTTACCGTTACCCTTTCGGGCAATGAATACTACGTAGACTTTGCATTAGGAAACGACGCCAACGCCGGAACCTCTGCCGGGGCCGGGGCATGGAAAACCCTATCCAAAGCCTTTGCAGCCGTTACGGCCAATCAGGGGCACAGAATCAATTTTAAGGGCGTAACCACGCTTACCAGCCGCCAGAATCTAAAACAGGGCGTCAGCTTGAAGGGCTACGGCAAAGACGGTTCAGGCAACTGGCTAAGTAAGATTACTTACGAACAAAATTCCTTGTATGATATGTCATTGGCGGCCCTGGCTTATGAAAACGGGGGCAGCCGGACAGTAGAAAACCTGAATGCCTGCCTTTCTGATTTTGCCATTGAAGGCAATAAGAAGGGCCGCCGGGCTATTCTCTTACGCAGTATTCGCGGGGTGACGTTTGACAATATCGAAATTAACCGCATGTATTGGCACGGGCTGGAACTTCGCTACCGCTGGGAGTTTGTTTGTGTGAAAAATAGTACGCTGAAAAATTCAGGCTATACGCCGCCAATTTCGGGCGATACGTGGGGCAATGAAGGCAACTCACACTACGGAACGATTTACGCCCGGGGCAGCGGTAACAACTTGTTTATTACCGACTGTACAGCCGAATACAACGACGGCTATTGGTTCAAAGCTGGCCCCTCTTACGAAGATTTAGAAGTTCCCGGCGACTATAATACGCCTTATGACCGCATAGAGGATACAATTATTTGTAACATTGTCGGCGTCGGCGGCCTAAGAACCTGGAACGGAACAAGTGCCCCCGAATTTTTCGTAGAGGTTTGGAATGTTGACGCCTGGCGTGTGGCTTTCTACAATAACGAAACTGAAAACCAGTATTCGCTAGAGAAGAAAAACAAAAACCGCCCTACAAATACCTATTCGTTCCTTTTGTGTGACAGCTACATAAAAGCCGAACAGGCTGCCGCCGTGGAGCTTTCCAACTCAGACACAATTTTGGATAACGTCTTTTTTTACTACAAAGATGGTAACAATATCTACGAGGGCGTAGGCGACTTTAACAGTAAGCCGCAAAACATAGGGGCCGACAATGTTAAAATTATGCGTTGCCTGTTTTATTTCGGCAATCGTTCATCCCCTGTACTTTCCAGCCGGAACATTTATACAAACCTGAAAATCTGGAATTGCGTATTTGTTTACGACGTATTGCCGCCGCACCTTATCAACATGGTTTCCAAGTCGGGCGAAAACAATAACGGATGGACCGGGTTTGAGATGAAAAACGTAGCCGTCGTTGCGCCAGTAGCGACAAACAACGATTTCCGGTTAGTCAGAAGAACGGGCGACAATACCGTTTACGATTTGGGCGACGGCATGCCAAGCATGCCCGGGGCGGTATTCGACAAAATCATTATTCCCAAAGCGGGCATACGCAACCCGTCCGGGGCCACCGTATCGCTTACGCTGGCAAATCCGCAGGTAGCCGGGGGCAGTGACTTACGGGCCGCTTACAAGCCTGCCGCCACTTCCAACATGCTAAATCAGGGGGTTAACGTAGGCTTGCCGATTTCGGGCAGCGCGGCGGATATTGGCTTTTTTGAAAGCGGCATTTCAGTAATCACCATTCCGACCGGGGGCGGTAACCAGTCCGGCGGCAGCAACGGCGGGGGCAGTACGCCAACCATTCCGGCGGCCCCTGTTTTGGGATCGGCTACGGGCATACAGGCCGGGCAGTTTACAATAGACTGGGCGGCTGTTTCCGGGGCCGACTTCTATAAATTGGATGTGGCAACAGATACCAGCTTTACAAACAAGGTTGTAAACGATGTGACCGTTTCGGGAACCAGCACGACACAAAGCGGCCTTTCTGCCTCTACTACCTATTACGTAAGAGTTCGGGCGGGCAACGCTGCCGGGGTTTCTCCAAATTCCAACGTAGCCAGCTTTACCACGCAGGCCGCCAGCGGAACGAGAACCTTTGTAATCGGGGTCAATTGCGGCGGGCCTGCCCTGGCCTCTGTAGACGGCGATGCACTCAAAGCGGGCGACGGCGGCCAGTTTACCGACGCGGGCACGGGCATAACCATAAACCCGGCGGGCTCTTACCAGCTTTCCCGCAGTCAAACCGATTGGAACCCGGCTATTTCGGGCGACAAATTAACGGCGATGCAAACCCGCCGCTACAATGTGGAAGATTACACCATTTCGGGCCTGACAAATGGCAACTACGAATTAGAGATTTACAGCGAGTTTGTGTATCGTTCCTCTAATGACATTGTGACCGTTTACCCGCAGCCTGCCAATGCTTCCAACCCGACACAAGGGGCAATAACGGTAACCATGACCCCGGATAATACCGATTCGTTCCACTGGAAGAAAACGACCGTTCCCGTGTCAGTCGTGGCAAACCAAATACGGATTACCGACCCGCAGGCCATAGGCAGCCCCGAAGGCGATACGAATTTGAATTACTGGAAACTGTTTAGAATCTCCTAAAAATAGTATCTTTTAAAATGGCAAGAACAATAGAGGAAATCTTTAATTCGATTGTTGCCGAGAAGAATAAGAGGCCGGAACTTACCGGCCTCAATTCTCCTAGTGCCTCGGCAATCTGGCGACTTTGGGCACACATTACCGCCGTTGCACATCATTTCGTTGAAACGCTTTTCGATGCGTTCAAAATCGAAATCACCGACATTATAACCCGCAAGGAATACGGCACGCCGCTTTGGTTTGTCGAAAAGGCAAAGGAATTTCAGGAGGGCGACGAACTGGCCGTAATTGATGGCAAAACCGTTTACCCGGTAGTAGACACAGCAAAGCAGATCATTAAGCGGGTAGCCTATAAGGAAACCGCCGGGGGCCTTTTGTTGAAAGTCGCCAAGCAGGAAAGCGACGGGGCCGCCGGGGCTTTGTCCAATGAACAGGTAGGCCAGTTTTCCGGCTATATTACCAAGATCAAGCCCGCGGGCCTTTCCGTTTCGGTTTCTTCGCTGAATGCCGACAAATTGCGCGTTACGGCTACGGTTTATTACGACCCGATGTATTTATATGCCGAAGTCCGGCAGGGCATAGCCGACGGTATGGCCGCCTACATGGAAAACCTACCCTTTGACGGGATTGTTTACCGTAATCAAATCATTGACGCCCTGCAAAAAGTGCCCGGGGTTATAGACGTTGAAATTGATACAATCACATTAGTGCAGGGGGCCGAAACGGTAGACGTTTTGCGGCTGGCCGAAACGGCGGCGGGCTATCTGGTAGAGGATACCAGCGCGGGAAACGATTTTGAAAGTACCATTACCTTAACCGTCTAACCGCCATGTATAATTTTTCAATACCGTTATTTGTTCGCCGCCTATTGCCGCCCTTCCTACGGAAAGACAAACAAAGCGCATGGATAGAAACGCTTTTAAAGCCTGTAGAATGGCTACTAGCCGCGTTTAATGCTTTCCGTATTGAAAAGACCATAGAGGCCCAATACACAAGCCAAACCCTAAGCCTGCAAGACTGGCTAAACCGCAAGTTTGACCCGACCCAAAAGCGGATACTAATTTTGCACGCCTCTGCATTGGATGAATTTGATTATTTCGCCAGTGAGGGGCAAAACCCGGATTTTGATTATCTGGCAAGTGAGGGCCAGCCCTACGGGTATTTGTATTTTGCGGGCGAAAAAACGGGCGGCTTTGCTGAAAATTTCCGTGTAGCCATACCCGCCGACCTTGCCAGCCTGACAGATCAGATACGGGCGGCAGTACTCCGCTATAAATTCGCCGGGATTACCTACGCCGTTGTTACTTCATAGCACCCGGCCATAGTGTAACCGGCGACACTAAGTAAAAGTGTAATGTACATTACAAAACCAATTAAAAATCAAAGATGAAACGTAATAAACTTATGACCGGGGGCCGCCCCCGCCGCGTAGATGATTTGCAAATAGTAGATAATCAGATACGGGATTTAGAGGAAATGTACGGCGACTTGGGTAATTTCATTTGGAAGGGCGTAACCATGACCGCCAGCGGCAACGGGGCCAACATTTCCGCCGGGCTTGTCTACATAGATAGCCGGGTTTTGCGTTTGGATGCGGGCAGCGTTGCCAGCTTTCCGGCCTATATCACTTTGCCCGCCCCTACCGATTTGGCCCCCGCCCTGCATGAAGACGGGGCCACCAAACCCACGCAGGTAGAATACAAAGCCGTGCTTTCCCAAACCCTGCCCGCTACGCCCTACATCGTACTAGCCAATGCCACGGGCGGCAAGCGGCTAAAGGATGCGTTAGGCATTAACGCCAAAGCCGACCAAGCGGCCCTAAATGCCCTTGCGGGCGAAGTAGCCAAAAAAGAAAACGCATTCCCGGCGGGCGTCTGCCTTCCCTACGGGGGCAATGTCTTAGCCGAACTGATTGACGCAAACACCGGGCTAGGCAAAGGCAAGCTAACAGGCTGGGCACTGGCCGACGGGCGGAACGGCACGGTAGATTTACGCCGCCGTTTTGTTGTCGGCTACGACAGCGGTACAGATGGCGCATTAGGTGACGCTACCGGGCAGTTTTACTACAACTACGGCAAGGTAGGCAACAAAGGGGGTTTGGATTGGTATTCGTTGACTATTGAGCAAATGCCTAGCCACTCTCACAGCTACACCGACGAGGCCCGAAACGACGGCAACGCCGGGGGCAATCTCGGGGGCCGGGGCGGAACTTCAAAAGTTTCTACAAAAAATACCAGCACTGCCGGAAATAATAGAAGCGTCGAAAACCGCCCGCCGTACATCGTTTTAGCCTGGGTGCAAAAGATCGTTTAA